TGTTTTTTTAATTATGAACATTTTGCCTTTATTTGATGCTGTTGGTGTTGGAAGTGTGACGGTTACATCTCCGTTGGTTGTATCGCATATAATTACCCAATCATCGTACACCGCTGAGTATGGGCTATCTGTATCATCTATATTCACCACCTTACCGCTACCTAACCAAGCCCCAACAACAGGGTAATTTTCAACATATACCCTGCGACCTTCAGGAACTACAAAATCTTTACAATTTAAAGCAGTGGTAAATTCCATTCCTTTGCTGACCTTTGTTCCTTCACTACCTAAAACAGTAACAAATGCAGAACTTGATTGATTATTATCTCCGTTTGTTATTGTGTCAGAGTTGCCCGTGTTGTTTCCAACAGTAACGCCTCCTTTCCAAGTGAAGTCTGGTGTTTCTGCTTGACCATCCACTGGGTATCTATCTTTTGTTGCTTCTCCCTCTCCATCAAATCCACCTTGACCGACTTTCTGATTGTCAGATATGTATGGTGTGTAATATGTAGAAAGTAAGAACTCACACAAATAAACCCCGTCTTTCAGTGGTTGATAGTCTGATATTTTGTTTAGTTTCCAATACTGCCCCTCAAAGAAATAAGAGTCAGCAAATGAAATGTTTGCCCAATCGTTTGGCGTTATTCTAAAGTAACCTCTGAATATCTTTGAGTTCTTGTCGCTTATCTCTGAGATGTACTTGTAATAGTATTTATTGACCAGGTTGTCATTTGAGTAAGGGAATCCAACCGGTACATACGCCCTCTGAACCATCCCAAAGTTAAGATCAAAACTCATTGATGAAGGATCGTCAATGTGCAAGGTCAAAGGGTAATTGCTTTCATTGGGTGCAGTGATGTTTGTGCCGTTGTTTATATATCCTCCCTCATCTGTGCTGTAATAGTCAAAAGTCCAATAAGGAGATGTTGCTTTCAGTCCTCCATAGTATAAAATACGAAGGCTTGAATCATCCTCTGCTATATCAGAGTAGTAACGCCCTGATATTTTGTCCTGATACATTACCGTTGGAGCAAATGTCACCTCAATCTTTTTCTCTTGCTTGATAAAATCGTTGTCAATGTCAACTGTTCTATCTCCATAGATACGAGAATAAACGTCTTTGTATTGCTTGTTTAATGTATCGCCTCCGTCTTTGTATGTGAATTTATATGGGTTGTTTTGCAACTCTCCCATTGGTAGCAACTGATGCGGCTGTGAATAGTCAAGTTTTTGACTCCAATTCACATTGTCACCGTTGTAAAATTCATCCCTTGTTTCTACCCTCAGTGTCTTTGTGTCGGTCTGCTCAATGTATAGATTGAACATCTTCACAAGATTCAACAGAAATTCCTTCTGTGTCCAGTCACCTGTAAAGAACTGACCGAAATCAATGGTGCGGTCATAAGCAATCGTAAAAGCATTTGAACCATTATATACATATGTGGCTATGTCAATATCAATATCCTCATCAACTTTAACCGCTCCAATTGGGAATGATGAAAAATATGAGTTTATGTATTTTACCTGCACGGTTTGATTTGCTCTTAAATCTATCCGTTCATTTAAAACTAAAGCATTTGTATCTAAATCCTGAAAAGAGATAGTTCTTCTTAGTTTGCCATCTACATAAATCCCAAAATCTAAAATATTAGAGTTGGGTGGTATGTTTTGCAAAGTGAGTTGAATATACCAAATATATCTACCAGCAGCAGGTGTTGTGTATGAGTAATTTGTTGCTGTATTATCAAAGTTCCCTCCATTGTCAAAGTTACCCCCTGTGCTATCATTGTCTAAAGGAATAAGATCACCCACGCTTAAAGTAGTAGCCCCTGTCACCTGAGCTTGAAACAATCTATTTGTAACTGCTGAAGGTTGCTCTGTTAACGCCCCATAAGTATAGGGAATGATTAACCTTTTAAATTCATCTGTTTCAAAGAATGAGTCATTTGTGTACTCATAGCCGTAAGTAGAGAATATCTTGTCAACGATTGTCTTAGCATAAAGACAAGGAGTGTGGTCATCAACTCGCCACTTGCTGCAATCATTTGGAACAGTTGCCCTCTTTGGTGTTATCTGTGACCATACATACCCCACGCCATACTCAAAGGCTGTTGGTGTGCTATCAATGTAAATTTGAGAATCCCACGAGTCAGTGATGTTGGTGATGTTTACCGTGTGATTGTATTCTGAAAAGTCAAGGTCTGCAAGTTTAGCGTTTTCGATGTCGGTAAAAAGGTTTGCACTCTCTCCGTGAATGGTCGCTTTGTATGCAATTAGATTGTTGTTGCTGACCTCAATCTCTGTAAGCCTTATGAATCCCTCTATCTGTGGAAATTGGTCNACCAAAACCACACAAGACGCTTTTTTAGTAGGATCAAAATCAGGGCTGAATTGACTGCTTCCTGTTATCTCGTTTCCAACTTCAAAAATATGTCCAAGTAGTTGATTGTTTACTTTGGTTGCTGGTATCGTTACCGTCTTAGAATAGTCTGAACTCCTCTGCTCTGGGTTGCGTATGTCTGCAATAGACCGAGTGATAGCAATGTCAAAGTCAGGGGATAGCTCAACCTTTTCTCCGTTGATTAGAATTTCTATCATAGTCTTTGAGCCTTATCTGGGAAACTCAATTCTGCTTCAATGCTTAAATTAAACGCTTTATCATTTATGTGATACCTCTGCTCGTATTCTGCATCTGTGATGTTTATAGGGTAAAGTTCGCCATCATACAACCAAATTCGTGGACTCATTACCAATTCCCTCAACCATACAGATTCCGCTTCTGTGATTAGGTCGCTGTTTAGCGTTATCCTCTGATTGCTCTCCGTGTAGTATTGCGAAGTATTAAAGTCTTGACTTGTATAGGCGTAATCCTGCCCATCTAATGAGTATGGGTTTTGTTTGAATGTCCTTCTGTCAATGCTGAAGTTATCCCTCCTAACCTTGTTAAATCTGAATGACTCAACTGCTCCCAACCTATTCAGAAAGAACACATCAACTGCATCGTACTTTGAGCAACGCTCGTCAATCGTTATGGTATAAACTGATCCGACAAGATTATTCGCACTATCCTCTGGGCGAATCGTATAACTCGTCGCACCCGTCGGTATGCCTCCCGAAATATTTGAACCAATCGGGACACGAGCCACATCGTCGGCTGCCACAGATATGGTGTTAGTACTACTATCAGAAAAAGTAACAAGTAGATGGTCGAGAGTACCATCGTGGAGAGCATAGAGCCAATCTTTTTGATCTCTGTATATTTTTTTTGCATTGTTATTGGTTAAAAATGTAGCTGTGCTACTTGCCGCCATTAGATAGTTACCCTCATCATAGTTTAAGAACTCTCTTGGTGATAGTGCAGCATTCCAAACAGTGTTCCCTGTAACTTGTGTAACGCCTGTGGTTTGTACTATTGGCGTAGTTGCTCCTGTGCTATACTCATATCCAAACTCAAGCTTGTAATCAAAGAATGAGTTAGTACAAGACTGAGAAGCAGTATCTGTAAAATCCCAATCGTGAGTGACGTAAGACTCTAAAACACGAGCGATGTTGAACACGCCTCTATTGTTTGAGCCAAAGTGTAAAGGTACTTTTATTCTTGTGAGTAGGTCATCGGATGTATTCTTGACATCACAGATAAACTTAAAATTGAAATTGCCTGTTATACCGGTGGATGTTTCCTGAACAACCCACAGATTGTCATTGTAGGCTGGTTGATGTGTTCCACTGACTTGGTGACTTGCTGATAGTGCCATCTATTTATAATTAAGAAATCAAGCGAAGTGGCTGAATTAGAGCAACTCGTTCAAACAAGCACACACATAAGATTCAAAACCTGATGCTGCCGCCTTCTCTAAACGCTTCTGCCTCTGTTTGCTGATGGTGGTGTGAAACGCAAGGGTATTAAGAAACTCAGTAAGTGGCATCTCAAGTATAGCATCCCACTCCTGCCGTCTGCCACCTGCTAATCTGTCAACTAATCCGAGCCATCCGAAAACATCTCCTTTGCTTTCTTCACCTCCCCCTTCAAATAGGTTAGGGTAGTTTTTAATAATTTCGGATAGAGAGCCGAAAAAAAAAGCGAGTATTTGTAAAACTGTGGTGCTGGTAGATCCTTGAAATTGTCAACCTTCCACTGATAGTCATCCTCTATCTTTCGCCCAAAGATGTTCACTCTGTAACTCAAACAAGCAATGATCTTGTGCAATGCTTCTATCTTGTCGCTATCACCTAACTCTTGCAGTTCAATGAAGTGATGAGCCTCCATCGCTTTGGCATTCTTTACGAGCTTGAATCTTCTGCCCTTGTGTTTGAATGTCCATTTCAATCGGTGCTTTGGTTCTTGTTCTAAAAAGGACAAGTCAATTTTCCGCAAGTCATTTAATGTCCACTTCTCAACCTCCTCATAAGTCAGCCCTTTAATTATCGCCACCGTGTGAGCTGTTTTCTCAATCGGGTTAAGGTCATCAGGTAGCTCCCCAATCTCTTGGAGCATTCCGATTGTAATATCTTTCCATTTAAGCATAGTAAAATAGTCCTGGTTTGTTATGTTGTTTGCAATCATTGGCAAGAGCAAGACTCATCACGCAGTCATCGTGTAGCCCTTGTGGTGCTGTGTATCTCACTCCTGTTCTTGTGTATTCAAATTCAAAGTTACGCATTTCGTCTGCAATGACCCCATCAGGAAATTTAACTTGCTGCCCTTGTACTGCCACCACTAATCCTTCAATGAGTTGCTGCTTTGATTGGCTTGTAAATTTAAAGCCTTTTATTCTTGGATGTTGCCTTTGTAGTTGCTCCACAATAGGATCACCAACGCCTGTGCTATCCACAAAAGCAGGTGTGTTCCCTATGGTTGCAGTAATCTTCTGAAGTGTCTGACTCCAATCAGCTTGGAATCTGTCAAAGTGAACAACCTCGCCCTTTTCGTTTAGTCCTATGATAACAGTCCAGTCAGTGTACTTAGCAAGGTCAATGCCGTATGCTGTGGGTGTACCGGTGCTTTGTTGAATACAAGCGTCAATGTTCTGATGTCCGAATGGGTTAGAATTATCGTCAGCAGGTTCAGCCAAGTAAAGCTCACGGAATACATACTCAGGCAAATCACGTTTAGCCTGTTCTATCTCCTCACGTTTTAGGATACCCTCATCCGCTGCATCGTATGCCGTTATTTTGAAGTAGTCCATGTTAGGATCTCCTGCCTTTGCTCTCTCACCTAATTTGTAGAACCAATTCTTTTTACCTTTAACGTTTCCGATAAGTTTACATTTGCCCTCTGTTGCCGTTAGGGTAGAACGTAGAGCAAACCAACTGTCTTCTCTTGCTCTTGATGCCTCATCAAATACCGCAGCATACACATCGTCACCATAAAGGTTATCAGGCTTCTCTGCTGACTTAAACTCTATCCTTGAGCCTACTGGTGTAATTAGTGTCAACTTGCTCTCATTGGATACAAAGAAGTTTTTCTCTGTGACTTGAGCCTTCATTCGTCTGAATGCTATCTCCGCTTGTTGGTAGACAGGAGCAACCCACCAGACCGATTGATTCTCCTTAAGGCTTAGACTCTGCTCAAATAACCAGATGATGTGACTCGCTGTTTTACCTGTCTTAGTGGATGCTGCCGTTATCGTGTAACGGGCATCGCTGTCCAAGATGGCTTTTTGGTAGCTCGTCAGTTTTGGTCGTGAGTAGTTTATTTGCATACTTGCCTGAGTAGGTCTACACGCTTTTTGTTTATGGTGTCAAGATCGTGATGTTGCTTACAATAATGATAGTTGATCATACCCACCTCTTTGATTTTGTCAGACTTGATTAGCTTTCCAATCTCTGACCAATCGTTATTTTGAACAAAGAAACATCCAAGATTATCTCGGTGATTTGTGTATGGCTCAACTGCACTCACAAATATGGGTAACTTGTACGCTGCCGCTTCCAGAATCTTCAGCTCTGATTTGTATCGGTTAAACTTAGTCGGAAGCAATGGAGCAATGCAGATGTCTATCTCTGAGTAATACTTTCCAAACTCATTTGCCTTTGTACCCACCCTTGTCTGAAACCACTCAGGTCGTTTATGTCTTGGCTCTCCTGTGATTGCTTTCTCCATTGTTGCCCAATCAGGGACGTTCTCATGAAAGCCACACATTAGGAATCTGACTCCGTAATTTTCACAAATTGGCTTGATTTTGTCTGTAAGCAATTTTAAGTCTTCCGTATGAGATAACCCTCCAACCCAACCAATAGTCAAAGGATGCTTGGTTTCTGCTTTCCATTGGCTTTGATTTAAGTCTAAAGCGTTGGGGATGATAGTAACGTTTTGATTAAACTCTTTGACCTTCTCCTCCAGTTGCGGAGTGGTAACCATCACAGCATCTGCATAGTGTAGGCTGTCCTTAATTCCGTTCTTGATGTATGCTCGGTAGAATTTATAAGCCGGGTTGTGTTTAGGAATTACCCAATAATCATCAATGTCAACTATAAAAGGTATTTTCTTTTTTGCGAGTACCGGTAGAATGTTGTATTGCAATCTTCCAAGCCATCGGTTGAACACCACACAATCGTATTTCTCAAAGGGTAAATCAGCCCATTCATTCTGATCCACAGACA